GCATTAAGTGTGCAGTAGTTCCGAGTGGGACTGTCCAAGACCTGATCTGTAGCAACCAGATTGGTTACAGTAAAGTCGTTAGTTTCACCACTAGAGTCATCACCTAATGCAGATGAGTCTTGGAACTTTAGGTAGAACCCGTTGGTTCCGTAACTTCCAGAGTGCTCGACAGGAACCCATTGGTTAGTGTCTGAATTGGTTTCACCAAAGGATGCGGGTGTAAGGGCAGTGCCGTCTATGAAGTGGACTTCTGCTAGGTAGCCATCGAAAAATTCAGCACCATTTTTTTGTCTACCAATGTCAAGGCCAGAACCTGACACGTTTAAATCACTGTTTTCATCTACACTAGGATAGTTAGTTGTGCTAAATGAACTCTCCTCTATACCATTAACATAGATTCGTAATCTATGGGCTTCAGTCGCGTTTCCACTGTCATAAACTATGACAATATGATACCAAGAGGAGACATCTCTAAATACTCTATTTGTAATTAATTGCGCCCCAAATCCACCACCCAAATAGTTATATACATTTATGGTATCACTAGATGTAAATTTCGCATCAAAACTGGTTGCAACACCGTCACTGGTTGCAAACAAACATTGGTTTGATCCTAAGTTTCCTCTTTTTACCCAACCTGACCATGTCCATCTATCTTGATTTCCGTTTGATTGCGCTCTTGATAGATAAGCAGAATCACCATCATCAAACCGCAACGACTGTTCTATGTCGTAGCCAGTCGCTTGACCAGATGCGCCAGCGAGTATGTTAGAGCCTACAGGCATTAACTTAACGCCAACGTCGCAACAGCGTGGATGTTGGATGCGTCTAAAATAACGTAATCTATTCTATCAACAGCGGCGGCTGTGGTTGTTAGAGTTGGTGCAGTACCTCCTGCAAAGTCCCAGTCAGTTCCCCACGAAGCCGTCCTCGACCCAGTGCCATCCTGAGTGATAAAGATGCTGCCGCTCTGTCCTGCTGTGTCATTTGATGGATTTGCAAATGCCGCATTATGAGCAAGTGTTACACTAAAGTTATTACTATTAGCCATATCAATGGTAATAGTTGTTGCTGAAGTTAACGCTGTAATCTCGCCACGCTGTCCTGCAGTCCAAGTTCCAACAGCGTTTTTAAGTCCAAAGTTAGCGTTGTCAGCCAATTTGGAAGTTACAATCGCCGCGCTTGCATTTACGTCTGCATTAACGATTTCTCCGTCGAGAATTTTGTCACTTGTTACAGAATCGTCTGCAACACCACCACTTTGCGAAATTAAAAAATTGCTTAACATTACGGGTTCCCCGCCGTTGTTCTAATAGTCAGGGCAGATCCGGAGAAACGATCTCTTGCGTCTGCCTCATGGAGTCTTTCAAGGGCTTCCGAGTAATACCTTGCCCAGACTGAAGCTTCTTCCGGGTTTCCAAGAAAAGGTGCAGCCTCCAAAAGACAGGCGTACAGATAAAGGTTTGGCCTGTTGAGGATGACCCAGTTAGTTGTCGCACTCCCAGATAAGGGAGTAAATTCCTTGTAGTAGGTAATCTTCACGGTATCTGCATTATCTGGCGAAGGGCCAAGATGGTAGTTGTCACCAATAATGGTGTAAGTTCTCGGCCTTCCCGTTGCACTCCCCGCCCAGATACGATCCATAATCTCTGGCGTGATGTATTCCAACGCCGTAATAGGATCTGTGGTTATCTGAAAGTTTCTTCCCTGTAAGTAACCTGTGGGAAGTGCGTAGCTGCGAGTTCCGGGAGTTAAAACCTGGGTCGCAGCGGTTTCCATAGCGCGGATACGAATTTCATCTGCAAATCGTGCCTCTGCCAGTTCTATAAACTCATCCACCCGAGAAGTCAGATCAGATCTGTCTAACCAGTTGGCAAGAGCCGTCTTGAGGTTGGCGTAGGAATTTATTGCCATTAGAGAACGACAAGTCTCATGGTTACATCAGAAGAACCTACTCTCTGTGCATGAATGTACGCAGCAGGGTTAGTGACTGACATATTCCGGGGTACGTTGATAAACGTAAGTCCAGAGCCGAGCTTGAGGTCATTTGCGGTGCTTACAGCAGCTACGGATGCGGTGGAGAAGTTAAAGTAGATTTCTCCGTCCGTATGGATGCCAAGTAACTTGGCTCCCGATACGTCTGTCGCAGAGGCAGCAGCACCTACTGTTACTGCGCTTTGCACATCCCATTTGTTGTATGCACCAGAATCATCGCGTCTATACATAGTTAAAGCCTTAAAGGGGTGGTTTTAAAGTAACGAAACTCAGGATCGTTGAGTTTCCTGAGAACCAATTTCGGGTTATCGACAATTTCCGGATCTTCTTTTACCCATTGCTGCCATACAGTCATCGGAATGGAAGCCGCTTTGTGACCGAATCCGTCATAGTTGAGTTTTCCGGGGGTTCGTAGATCGCCGTGATCGTTGTACCGGCGTTTGTTTGCCTCGATTATCGGTCCAGCATCTTGGTACGTTTCGATAGTGACCGTTCCATCTGGTTCATCTATCCAATCCGTATATATCTGAGATACACGCTCAAGAGGTTTTCTATCCATTTGTCCAGTACCGTTTCATACCGCCCACTTCACGGGGGCCAGGTTTTGTCCAGAGTTCACGTTCCTTGCGCTCTTGTTCCGCTTTTTCAAATTCCTTTTCAAGAACCTTTTGGAAGTCTTTAGATTTCTTTTTCTTAGCCATAAAAAAAGCCCCCTAATGGGGGCGCAAAAGAAAAGGGGGCCGAAGCCCCCTCTCCCGGTTTTACTTCCTATTAGGAAGTAGTGAGGTCAGCCAGGAAACCGGAGGCTTTCTGGTTTTTCGACTTCAGACCGTACTCAGCGAGGATATGCTTTTTCTGGCTATCACCCGTTTTTGCAAGATCTTCAGTTTTGAAATCACGCAAGTAGCAGACTGTCCAGTAGTCGAAATCCAAGAACCAACAGTCACCCGCTCGTTGAAAACGATTGGGAACAATTTTCATGGTTCCAAAATCCGAAACATAGACATCAACAGAAGCTACAACATGAGCCGGGGCTACCTTATCGGCAGCGGTACTCAGTGACGAAACTGACTGTGTGAGATCAGAGATTGCCTGTTTGTTAAAAGCGCCGACCATAATGGTGTCAGGCTCACCACCATTATCGAAACACTCGCGGATTACCGTTTTCATACCGGCTTCCGTGATTGCGCCGGGAGTACCAGCAGCAGTCGCGGTGTTAGTTCCGGTTCCGGCACTTGCCGTACCTACCGAAGACGTACCTAGCGAGTGATAGTTGGAAGCCACCCAAGACCCTAGACCAGCGGTTGAACGAGCAGAACCAGAAGAACCAGCAGCTTTGGCGACGTTATCCATCAACATCTTTTCCATATCACGCTTTAGTGTCTGCGCGGCACGGGCCATATGATAGGCAACTTCACTCCGGGATTTTCCGGCGAAATTGACCGATTCTGCGGTTCCTGAGATTGACACAGTTTCTTTCGAAATTTGCGTTAGGTTCGTCAGGCGGGTGGTTTCTACGATAGCTGCTGCCGTTGAGTCATCACCTTCAGCGTGACGATTCGCGGCGGCTGCTGCGAGAGTATCAGTCTGCCATTCAAACAGAACATTATCCGCAGAGTCGCGGCCACATCCTGTCAGAAATGGAGTCGTGGTAGGCGAAATGTCGTAGATAACATTTGCCAAGTTCTCGCGTACCCCGATGGCACTATGTACCTCACGGGTATTTGTTGGAACTGCCATTATTTAACTCCTAAATGAAATCCTCAAAAACCTTGGCCGCATCTCTGACGTGGCCCGTGTTTTTAAGTTGGTTACGTTTGGTTTTAAGTGCATCTCTTTGCTCTCGCGTTCTGGATGCCCCTTTTCCGGCACGGATCACTTTGGGTTTACCTTTGAGCTTTTTTGCTTTCGGGTTCGCGTTCTGCATCTGGTCGTACAGCATGGCCTTGCGTAACATCAGAAACGAACGGTGATCAGCAAGAGAGTCGATTTCAAGTTCTTGATAGCCTTGGGTTTGGGCATACGATCTGAGTTCCGTTGCAAGCTGCCTCTGGGAGTCTGGTTCGCCCCATTCCGGTAGAGCAGCGAGAAGTTTTATCTTCTCATCCTCTACTACCTTGGCCCACTTCTGTTCTTCTTCAGCCGCTGTCCTTGCGTTAGCTTGTTTCGCTCTAGTCTTGAATTCTTCAGCCTTTTCTTTGGCTTCCTGAACCTCTTGCCTTTTTGTGACGTACTCTAGGGGATCTTCCAAGCGTAACCTTTCCCAATCAATATTAAACTTCGTAGTGTCTTGATTTTCGGAAAGGGCTTGCAAGTGCTGGATGTACTGTTGTCTCTCTGCCTGAATCTGTTGGAGTTGAGAACCATACTGTTGGGTAAGATTCTCCATCTCCTTGCGTTGTTCTGAAAGAGACTGCGTTTTTTTGGTGTAGTCACTTTGGCGTAAATAGCCTTTCCTGAGTTCGTCAGCAGAGAGTTCCTGTCCATCAACTTCAAATAGGAATTCTGCTTCCTCGTCTTCGGTAACTTCATCCTCAAATTCTTCTTCGGCTTCAAGCTCTTCGCCTTCTTCCTCAGTTTCCTCTGACGCTTCAAACGGGATTTCCGTTTCTGAAGGTTCGACCTCCTCAACTTCCGGGGTTTCTTGCGAGTCCATTAGTCCGAGAATGGCCGTTTGCGCTTCCGCAATCGTGCCTGTGGGTTCTGCTTGAGTGTCCACAATTAGCTCCATGAAAAAGAGGGCCGAATGGCCCTCCCCTACATCCTTGTAGGTAGTTTTCTAAAATAGGATCTTAGAATCTCTTTGTGCTTTAGCCATCTGACCACTTGCGATAAGTGATTCAAAATGGACTTGAAGCCGTGAAAGGATCTTTAATCCTAGCCACAAGGTTTCCCTTGCATCCGTATCCTGGGCCGGTGAGTTTTCCCACCTGTCCAAAAATTCTTGTCGTAGGGTGTCAAACGCTTCTTGAACTAGGGGATCGTCAAGAATCCGTTTGGCGTTATTCGCGCGTTGTTCTTCGTTCAAGACCACTGAGTCCTAGCTTTTGCCTGTGCTTTTTTGGATAGCTGTCCATAGTGCTTTAACACTTTGCTAGACGCAGTATGCGTTACCCCAGAGTGCAAAACTCCGTTTGCCATCTTATGAGACTTGCCTTTAAACAAAATGCCATCAGGCAAGTAATGTTTCTGTTTTGCACCCATTTTTATTTCCGTTTTGGGGGTTTTGGTTTTTTGTATTTGTATGCCATTAGCCGATTCCTACGGGTCTGTTTTGTACCGCTTCTAGTTGGAGTTCCGCAACTTTAAGCGCGTTGTCTTGCTGCATCTTCTGAGCTTCCAGTTGCAGTTTCTGTTGCTTGATCTGTGTCTCTGCTACCTTTACATCTAGTTCGCCTTTCTTGAGTTGCATCTCGGCTTGAGCCATCTGCTCTCTAGGTCCGGGTTCTTTATCGGTAGGATTAGGCTTGGTCAAGAAGTCATCCACATTCTTGAAGCCCATGTTCTTGATCATCTCCGCGCTCAAGTTGTAGAGATTCTGTTCGTTGATAATGGACAGTCCTCCTTTCATAGCTTGGGCGGCGAACTGCATAAGGCTAGAAATGTGCATAAGCTGTTGGTCGCGGTTGCTATGGCCCAACCCAACAGATACGGTGCAATCCATCTTGTCTCGCCACATATCTGGACGAACAGGGACAAACTCGTTTCTCAGCTTGACGATTCTGGACTTGTCCTGATTCTTCTGGACAAGTTCGTAAATCATCCGCATGAGATCTTTCACTCCCGTTTCCGCAAAGCAACGTGCGATAAGTTCTACACGCTGTTGCGCTGCCGTCATCGTTTGTGAGACTGCGCTTGCCGTAGTGTGAGAGGTAAGAGTTCCCTCGTTCAGACCTTGGGAGTATTTCGTCATCCCAGAGCGTTCCTCTCGTATGCCGTCTAGGTATTTGAGTGTTTCAAACACATACGGCTGTAGCGGAGGTGTCGGCAAAGGTGTCACAGCGTTGGGGGTTTTTGTTCTGACAATTCCCCCTGGGCGACTTGATAAAAGATCGTCCAGATTCACTTGACCTTCCATGACTGCATAACGCCCGTGGTTCTGCATATACATATTGTCTAGAAGCGATCTTTGTAACGTGCTTTTCTGGAGTTGCAGCGTCATAGTCAGATCTGCCATAGACATCCCGAAGAACTTGTGCGGGATTTTTATGGGGGTAAGAGTGGCGAAAGGTACTCGGTCAACAGGATCTTGGTCGAGAATCACATTCCCTGCGGTAACAACACGCAACAGTTCCGCAATACCATCATCGTCTTGGTCAGACTTTAAGTAACTTTCGTAAACCCAAACCTCTTGCAGTGCTTTTTCTACACTGTCTCGGCCAATCTGGGAAGAATCGTCAAACTCAAACCTTGCCAGCCTTTCAGAAGAGTATTCGTGGTTACTGCTACCTATTTCGTCTTCGTCAAACTCGTAACCCATTTCTCGAAGTTCGGAGAAGGTCTTACGGCTGCGATGACAGACGAATCGTGCATCTGGAATACTTTTCGCTTCCCGAGAGATTAAAAACTCTTCCGGCGGGACGTTTTCTATTTTGACCCTTCCCGATAAGACTTTACGGGTGATAACTACGTCATGCGTAACTTCCAGACCTTCCGTATTTTCGGTATGTTCTAGAACTTCGACAGATTCAGGCGCAATAAGGGCTTCTAATTCAAGATCAGTTAAATCTGTATACGTTTCCCTGTCGTTTTCGTCTGTTTCATCCCACCAGCACTTTACGATGCCATTCTTTTGGAGAAGTGCGTCCGTAAACCACGAATACAGGATCTCAAATCCTGGATTATCTTTATTGAAGATATGATTAACATAGTCCGAAGCCTGTTCCGCTGAAGCAACATCCTCTGGACCTGTAGGATGAAATTCCACAATCCTGTCACCAGAAGCAAACACTCTCATAAGAGAAGGTTTAATCCACTCAACCGTATCTGCAACGGTGGTGTCTACGATCTGAGAACGGCCATCTACCTCGTTACCGAACGGAAGCCCGTAGTAATACTCCATCGCAAGTCTGCGCTGGTCAGAAATTTCATCGTCAAAACCGAGAGCTTGCGTTATCTCAGAGTCTATTCTTGCTTTCAGTTCATCCATAC